CAACACTGGTACTCAGGCAACGGCCACGATCGGTGATCTAACCGTAACGGCTAAATACGGCGGCACTCGTGGGAACGATATCAGCATCGTAGTACAGACTAATATCGACAATCCGGCCAAATTCGATGTAAAAACTCTCGTTTCCGGACAGGAAGTCGACCTGCAAACCGTTGCTGGCATTGGGGAACTGCAGTCGAATGCTTGGGTCGATTTTAGCGGCAGCGGCACCTTGACCACGACAGCCGGATCTCCGCTGACCGGCGGTGCGGACGGAACCGTGACGGCGCAGGATTACCTGGACTATCTGGCCGCGATCGAAGTTCACGACTTCCAGACGATTGGCTTGACGGCGACGGATACGACGACGAAAGATGTGTTCGTTTCGTTTGCCAAACGGCTGCGGGAAGACGAGGGTAAGAAGATTCAGGTGGTAGTCGAAAACTACCCCTCTGCTGACTACGAGGGTGTGATTAGTGTCAAAAATGGAGTCGTGCTGGCGGATGGGACAACACTAACTGCAGCGCAGGCGGTTGCTTGGGTGGCCGGGGCGACGGCTGGGGCCGCGCCGAACCAGTCCCTCACATATGACGCATATGATGGCGCCGTTGACGTGGCGCCGAAGTACACTAACAGCCAGATCATCGCCGCGCTCCAAAACGGCGAATTCGTGTTTTCGGCCATGGATGGCCGTGCGGTCGTGGAGCAAGACATCAATACGCTTCATACGTTCACGCAGGGCAAAAGCAAGGCGTTCAGCAAGAACCGCGTCCTGCGGGTGCTGGATGGCTTGGCGAACGATTACATGCGCACGTTCAGCCGTTCGTACATCGGCAAGGTGCCGAACAATGACGACGGGCGTAATTTGTTCAAGTCCGAAATCATCAACATCACGAACCAGTACCAGAACATCGGCGCGGTGCAGAACTTCAATCCACAGACGGATCTCGAAGTGCTGCCGGGGGTTGATGTTGACGCGGTTGTGGTGAATCAGTGGGTGCAACCGGTGGATGCAGCCGAAAAATTCTATTTCACGATCACGGTAAGATAAGAGAGGTGAATCGACATGCCATTCATGCGCGAACAAGATGCGATCAGCGGAAAGCAAGCAAAAGCGTTCATGACAATCAACGGTCGTGTAGAGGAACTCTTCTACGCAAAGTCCATTGAGGCGACGATCGAAAAAAACAAAGTCGACGTCCCAGTGCTGGGTAGGACCAACACTCCACAAGTATCGTCCGGGTGGAGCGGCAGCGGCACACTGACGATCTATTACGTTACGTCACTGTTCCGGCAACTCATGTTGGACTACATCAAAAATGGCCGCGATTTCTGGTTTGACCTAATGATCGTGAACGAGGACCCACAATCCAGTGCAGGGCGTCAGCGTGTTGTACTGAAAGGTTGTAACTTGGATAGCGTTTCGGCGGCACAGTTTGACGCTACGAGCGACGATCGGTTGGAAGAAGAGTTACCGTTCACCTTCAACGATTATGACATTTTGGAATCGTTCGGTACTATTACAGGCGCCTGATTTCGGGCGCCTTTTACTATGGAGGGATTCATTAATGAGTACATTGCAAGATTTTCTGAACGCACATCCGATTGACGGCTTGACTGATGAGGTCGTTGTATCATCAAGGTTCAAGGACAAGGACGGGAAGCTACTTAAATTCAAAATTAAGGCGATGACGAACAAAACATTTGATGATTTGCGGAAACGATATACACGGGTCGGTAAAGGGCGAAAGGTCGAATTCGACGCTCAAGGATTCAATAACGCGGTCGTCATCGAGCATACGTTAGACCCGGATTTCAAAGACGCGGCCAGCATTCAAAAGCTCGGCTGCAGCACGCCTGAAGAGTATCTGAACAAGGTATTACTGCCTGGTGAGATCGCGACGCTCGCGGATAAGATTTCTGAACTCAGCGGCTTTGATGTGGACATGGATACCTTGGTGGAAGAGGCAAAAAACTGATCAAGGAGGGCGACGCGGAAGCTAACTACGCGTATTACGCCCTCCACAAGTTGCGGATCCTCCCAGGGCAGTTTGTCAGCTTGCCGCGAGAGGAGAAAGCCTTTATCATGGCTGCTATTGATATCCGCATCGAAGCAGAAAAGAAAGAGGCGGCGAAGGCTGAAAGGAAAGCAAAACGGAGATAGCCCTTCTGGTGTATCTCATGGTAAAATGTTGAAAAATACGTACGGGAGGGTTTAAATGGTTTATTTGTTTATGTTTTTATGGCTTATTTTTGGTATTCTGTTTGTCGTAGGCGCAATTTATTGGCTGTTTAAAAGAAAGCTCGGAAAATTTGTGATAGGCTCTCTATTAATTTCAGTTGCTTGTTTAATCACTGGGATAGCAATAAATGCTAATGAACCAATACCGGTTAATAGTTCGAGCTCTAGTGAAAAAAATGAATCGGAAGAGATTAGCGAAGATATGATCATCGACGCAGTCCAATTTGCGCATATTGATGAAAAACAATTAATAACTTTACTTGGAGAACCAGAATCGATAGAGGAATGGAACTTTGATAGCCCAAATGGGCAGAAATACAAAGCGAGAACATTTATTTATGGCGAAGGTAACCAAGAGTTTCTCTTTATAGATGGGAAAGTTGTCAGATTTACGTTTTATGGGACAGGCCAAAAATACAAAGATGGAAAACATGCACTCGCATTATTCGGCATTAAACCAGGACCAAATATAACATTGGTCGCAGACACAGGAGCAGCTTTGAGATATCGGAATGTGGATGAGCCGATGAAAATAGATGAATTTTGGCTAATTGAGGATTCAGATAATTCTATTGGAACCGTGAAAATAACATATGATTTGACATATTTTGAGTGAGCCTGTTTCGGGCTCATTTTTAATTTTGGAGGTGGAACCATGCCCACAATTTCCTCCACGCTTAAAATGATGGACGGGATGACCGGCCCGCTAAAATCCATCGTGACCAGCATGAACCTGGTGATCCGAACATTTGAGCAGATGCAAACTGTAACTGAAAGGAATACAAATGTTGGTAGAATGCTCACCGTAGCCAAGCAGCAAATTGCATCCGCAGAAGCGGAAATTCGTAGGCAAATCGAACAAGCGGATAAAGCACAGCAACGGTTTAACCAATCTTTACAACAGGGAGAAAAGGGAGCTCGCGGTCTGCTGGCATCGATCAAAGGCTTTGCAGCGACATACCTTTCGTTACAGGGCGCCCAAGCCATCGCCAGAATAAGTGATGGCTATGTCAACACGCTAGCAAGGCTTGATTTAATCAACGATAAAATGCAAACTACAGCCCAATTGCAAGAAAAAATCTTTGCGGCGGCCAATCGCGCGCGTGGAAGCTACTCCGACATGGCCGGCGTTATCGGCAGGATGGGCGTTCTTGCAGGAAAGGTGTTCAGCAGCAATGACGAACTGATCGCATTTACTGAACTCATGCAAAAAGCTTTCCGAATTGGTGGTGCTTCGACCATAGAACAGCAATCTGCTATATATCAATTGTCGCAAGCAATGGCCGCTGGAAGACTTCAAGGTGATGAGTTCCGGACGATCATGGAAGCTGCCCCGAGACTTGCCCAAGCCATTGCAGATGTTACTGGGAAGTCTATGGGCGATTTGAAAACAATGTCGGCAGAAGGCGTAATTACAGCGGACATTATAAAAGCAGCAATGTTTAATGCTGCGGATGACATCAATCGGAAGTTTGAAAAAATGCCGCGGACGTTCGGGGATATCATGAACCTGATAAAAAATTCGGCGCTCCAAACATTCGGTCCAGCAATCCAACGCATCAGCCAACTACTGAACGACCCGAAGATGGCAACCGGTATTGAAGGGGCAGGAAGGGCTTTTGCAGCTGCAACTGTGGCAGCTATTTGGCTACTGAGTGTGGTAGGTATGGTAAGCAATTTCGTGTCCACAAACTGGCCAACAATAGGCCCTATCGTTTGGGGTATTGCTACAGTAATGGGTGTTTGGGCAATTCGTACTTTAGCTGTCCGAACAGCACAAGGATTACTTAATCTGGCACTGGGAAAAGGAACGATTGCAATATTTGCCCAGACAGTAGCGACTAAAGGATTAACTGCTGCTTGGCACGCACTTAATGCCGCACAGAAAGCAAATGTTTTCATTTTCCTCATTTCGCTGATCGTCGGGCTCTTCGTGTGGTTGGTAAAACTGTGGCAAACCAATGACCAATTTGCTGCAGGCTTGAAGAGGGCGTGGAATTCAATACTCAATTTCTTCGATAAAATCCCGATATTTTTTGCAAAGATTGGTATGGCAGTCGTAAATAAGTTTATGGATATGCGTGTTGGTGCGCTTGAGATCATGCAAAATTTCATAAATGGGGTAATTGATGGCATCAATTGGCTAATCGACAAACTGAATAAGATTCCAGGCGTAGAAATTGAGGCTATTGGTAATGTAGAATTTGCCGCAAGCGAAAAAATTAAAGCTGAAGCAATCAGACAAGCGGGCGAAGAAGCAATCCGCTCTATGGAGGAAAATGCGGCTAGGAAAGCAGCAGAACGTGAACAAAAAGTTCAAGATTTCCTAGATAGTCGAGCGGCAAAACGCGCGGCAAAAGAAGCAGAAATGAAAGCAAAAGAAACTGCTGCATTCGATTGGAGCAAGTGGCAATCCGGTATGCCTAATATCGACAAAGTAAATGAGATAGGAAAAATCCGGGATACCGTGGATATATCCAGCGAAGATCTAAAAACGATGCGAGAGCTTGCGGAGATGAAGAGTATTCAAAACTTCGTCACGTTGACACCAACCGTATCCGTCCAGACCGGTCCGATCCAAAACGGGTATGATGTGGATACGATTGTGGCGCGCATCGAGACGGTGCTGACAGAGCAAATCGCTTCTTCGGCGAAAGGGGTGTACGGATGATGGCTGATCAATACGGCATATGGCTCAGTTGGAACAACCAGGAGGAAGGCTTTGAGCTGCCGATCCTCCCGCGCGAGATCGGCCCGTCTATCCGAGGGGATGGCACAGGGCATGACGTTTTAGGCCTAGGAAAAATTAGCGTCATCAAGGATCGCGAATTGGCCGAATACACGATCGAAAGTCTATTACCTGCACAAAAATATCCGTTCATCACAGCGTCAATTGTGCTAGAACCCAAGGCCTACGTGGACTACATCATGAAGTGGTGGGAGTCTAAGAGGCCAATCCGTTTCGTGTACGTCGGCTCGACGATGGAAATAAACACACCGGCTAGCATTGAGGGGTTTGAATGGAAGGAAGTCGCCGGTTCTCCCGGGGATATTCAGTATTCTTTGAGGTTGAAAGAATATCGATTTTACGCTGCTAAACGGGTTCAGATCGGTGTCCAGCAATCCGGAGGAGCTAATGCGCAAGTGCAAAAACCCAAACCGAAACGTCCAGACGAGCGTGTGCCACCGAAGACGTATACACTAGCTTCTGGAGATACTCTCTGGAAGGTGGCCCAAAAGGTATTGGGTGATGGTTCAAGATGGCGCGAGATCCAACAACTGAACAGATTGACAGACGCACAACTGAAAGCTCTCCCGACTGGGTTGGTGCTGAAGCTGCCCACGGGAGGTGGTGGCGTTGCTTGAAATCCTAATAGATAATAAAAACGGCCGTGTATGGGACGTCTCGGAGATTGCGAAGGACTTGACGTGGACGACGACCCGCGTTGGTCGACCGGCGAGCGTCGATTTCACGCTGATCAGTAGCGGCATCTATCAGGATCGGGCGTTCACAATCAACAACGGCGATATTGTCCGGGTGCGGAAGGACAACGTCAATGTGTTCTACGGGTATGTCTTCGCCATCAAAACCAACCAGGACGCAGAGATTAGCGTCAAAGCCTACGACCAGGTTCGGTACTTACTCAACAAAGATACGTATGTGTTCAAGAACGTCACAACAGGTGATATTATCCGAAAGATCGCCGCCGACTTTAACCTGAAAGTCGGTCGAGTTGACGATACAGGATACCCGATCCCCAGTATGATTGAGGACGGGCAGACGTTGCTGGATATTATCGAGAAAGCGAACACGCTGACTATGGCAAACACGAACCGATTTTTTGTATTCTTCGATGATTTTGGCGAGTTGTCACTTCGGAACGTGAACGACTTTCTGGCTAATTTTTATATTGGCGATGAAAGTCTGATGACAGGCTACGGTTACAGCCGCGACATTGACCAGGACACG